TTCTAATAAATAACTGAAAGTAATCCTCTCTACTTAATTCATTACACTCATCTATAAATAAGTAATCTCTTGCACTACCCTTTCTCTTTTCACTACTATCAATTGACATAAACTCTACCATACTACCATTGTCAAAACTATATATGTGTTCAGTTGCAGACCAGTTATCATCAGACCATATCCCTAAGTCTTTCAGTATTGTTTGCCAGTCTCTCATAATACTCACACGCATAGATGGGAATGACTTTCTTACTACTGATACTACTATGTTAGGCTCCATTAAACAATGCACTAATATCCATTGTAGAGCAGAATATGATTTACTGCTTCTAGTTCCACCTTGGAGAATACAAATCTTCTTGCTATCCTCAATATCCCTATATGTCTTTGATGTGGTTATGTTTAGTTCCATCTACTATGTTTAGGTTGATTGATTGTATCTTTGCATTGACTTCCATTGTTCCACTTATATCCATTGACCTCATCTTAGGCATTGTGTATTCCATTAACTTCATTGCTAACTCCATTGCCTTCTCTGGGTTTTTCTTTTTTATCTCAAGTAAGTCTTGCTGTATTGTAGATAGTGTATTGTTTACCGCACGAGCAATAGTTAATTTCATTTCCTCCGTGCTTCTATTTAATGCACCTGGCTTTCTACCACCTAATTTATTTCCTTTTTCAAACTTTGCCATAATTGTTTTTCGTCCGTTATTTATTCGGTCTCTACATCTTTAACACCACCTTGCATCTTTTGTAGTTGAAGCATTGTCTGTTCCTCTACCATCTCATTATACTTTCGTTTCATTTCTTCTATCTCTTCTGGTTTGAATTGTGCTAATAGAATTTCAGCTAATCCTTTCATTGGGTCTTCTTGTTCCATATATTTAATTTTTATTTAGTTATTAATTGTTTCCAATCTTTTACTAATGGTTTAACGAATATCATCTTTGGTTCACTCTCTGTTACTCTATATTGTTTACCATCTTTTGCATATTTAGCTATCGCTGCTTTTGGGTCTGTCCTTGCTAATATACCTCTTGCATCATTTACTCCTCTCTTTGCCCATAATCCTATTGGAGATTTTGATATACTTGTTCCGCTTGTTTCACCTACATGTGTCCAATTGTCTGCTAAGTAAACTGCACCTCTTCTATTTTCATTCTTTAATACATAGGTTTCCATTAGTAATAAGTCATCACCATATCTTTCTTTCCATCTCTTTGCACCTTCTATTCTAATCATCTTTAATACTCTGCTACCTAAGTTCTTTATACCACTATCTGGCTTTAGACAGAAACGATAGTTATTTGCCATTGAGTTAGATAGTTTTATTCTTTGTTCTTTATTCCAACCTATCCATCTATCTCTATCTCCTACACATAATACACAACTACTTATTCCTATTGCACCTATTAGTTCTGCACCATTCCATATCAACCAATTTATTCTGCGTTGTGGTACTACCTTATACTTTACATACGAATGATACTGATTGATAAAGTTTGCAAACATCTTTGTCTTTTCTGGTGTATTACATTCATCTATTGTAATATCTGTATTATTATATTCAAAAAAACTACTCATATTATTATTTCATATCCATACATGCGAACTGTTCTTCCATCTGCATCTACTATTACTAACATACCCGCTTTCCAATTACCTCTTATCATTATTTGCTTATCCTTTATCCAACTCCAGTCAAAGTTAAGATGCACATACTTATAATCTATCTTAGTACTCATAATAGTCATGATGGCTTGGATAATCCTTAGTAATAGTTTTTCTACTCTTTATTGCTTTAGCTTCTTTAGTTTCTTTATCTCTTCTATCGTTTATCCATTTCATTAAGACTACATCATTAAGCACTTCATCTAATCTTTCCTTAAAGTATGCCTGCCATTCACTTCTTACTTTCATCTTATGTAGTTTAGTACGAAGAGGATAAAACCTTTGTTTGTAATTATGGTTCTTTCCTTGATATGGATAAGGAAGTTTCTTTTCATACCTACTTCTTTTCTTTTGTTCAGTTATCTTTTGTGCAGCATTAATACATTCATTACATCTATACCTTGGTTTAATAGTATAGAACTCTTTATCACAATGTTTACATATTCTTTGCTCACCATTAACATAGTCAAACTTTCTATTCCATAATCCTGCCATATAACTTATTGAAATGGGTTATCTAATACATCTTTAAGATATCTTCTTACTTTCTTTACTGCTAAGAATGTTGTTGACTTGCTGATACCTATCTTATTACTTACATCATCAAGCGTGTCCGGCGACATCCAATATAATTCAAATATACGGGCGGATGGCCACATCTTTGTTATCTCTAACTTCTTTAACTCACTTATCACTTCTTCATGTGCTCTTTGTATTGCTAAGTCTCTTTCTACATCATAAGGAGTATCAACTTCATTATCTACTACTTCATTAACATAAGTAGTTCTGTTTAGTTTCTTAGTTTTGTTTATATACCTATGACGAAGAAACTTACTACAATACTTTAAGTTATATGAATTAGGGCCCCAAAATAGTTTTACATTTTGTTTCTTATGTAGATATTCATAAAGTTCCATTACAACATCTTCCGATGAAGCTTTGTTCTTAGTAATCTTATTAGCAACCTGAATTAACCAACTATGACTTTCGTTAAATAGATTAGTCAATCTTCTTTCACATTCTAATTGGATACTACCTGTTACTTCCATGTTAAAAGTTTTCACCTCTTTCTCTTAACCAAAGTCTTAAATGTTGAATTGCTTCACCCCAATATCTTCCTGCACTTCCACAAGTACAAGGTTGTCTTTCACTCATACCTCTAGTTGCATTATATAAATTCCAAATAAAAGGTGCATCGTGTTCAGGTAAATGAGAAGTTACTTTAGACATAACATCTAGTAATTTTTTATAATCTTCTTCCGATAATGGTGCAAACTTATTTTCCATATTATTTAATTTGCTTTAACTTAGGCATTTTTAATTCTACTTCTTTAGGTTGTTGTCTATTAGGTATGTCCAACGGGTTATTAGTATTTAAGAAAGGTTTCAATGCTTCGATATGAGGATGGTCACCTGGGAATGCAATTGACATTGCCGCTAAGATTAATACTAAATCATTGACTGAGTTTAACTTACTAAAGTCGATAAGGTAAAGTTTGTTTGGGTCTACTAATTGTGCTCCATCTAATGTTGCTTTTGTTGCTTGTTGAAATTCCATTGTTTGTTTTTTGTTTGTTAAAATATTTTTATTTGATTACACTTACCATCGTATTCTTTATCTGTTAATCTATTCAACCATTCTTTTCGTTCACAACAACCACATGAGTTATATCCCAACAGGCGTGCAATAGATAGGGCTAATTTCTCACCAAATCCAAAAGTGATAACATGTATCAATGCCTCTGTGTAGTCTCCTAATTTAATCCATTTCATATATTAACGATAATAAGGGTGATTGGGTGATGCTGCACCATAAAGAACACCATTCGCAACACCGTGTTGTTTGTTTTGTAAATCAGTTGCTAACTCTAAATTATCTAAATGATTATTTGTTTTATCATCTACTTCTTTATGATTTATTTGTAATCCATAAGGTATAACTCCATTCCAACATTCAAAAGTTAATCTGTGACATAGATACATTTTCTGTTTACCTTTTATAGAAATATTAAGTTGATGATATCCTCTAGGGTGTTTTACTTTTTTTAATTGTTTAATTTTACCAAACTTAAGAGAATAAATATTACCTTCAATGTCCGAAGCGTAATCTGTAAATACTGGGTGTTGTTTTAATTGATTAGTCATTTTTAATTGTTTTTTGTTAGTAGTAATATACGAATAATTACTGATATTACCAACTATATATATCATTTTTATTTTCAAACGCATAAAAAAGCCAGAGGAAATGACAGTAACCCCTGGCTATATAATATGTTGATAGGAACTTCGTATGTAATGCCAAAAGGCGATGAAGCATTGTTTAATCCTATCTTTTCTAATAACATATCAATAATGTAATATAGTTAAATTATTTCACTTCTCCAAATAAATTATCAAACTGATGCATCATTTGTTTTTGTTCTTTATCTAAACTACCTGTAATAACATCTGCTAATATATCTTGTCTTTCAGCTTTAGTTCCAGTTACAAGTTCTAGTTCAACAGTATCAGTACCAGTTACAGTTCCAGTTACAGTTTCCATATGTTTGACATATGATTTAGATATGTTCTTCATACGATTGTTTCTTCTACTTTCTGAATATGTCTTTCTTCTTTCAGCTTCTTCCTTTAATCTTAAATTGTAATAATTACCATCAGCTGATTTGTCAAACTTATTAAATACTTTTATATCAGTATCGTCTAAGTGTTCTTTCATATCCTCTTCAGTTAAGAAACCTTGTTGGTGTTGTAGACATAATAAAGTAATATACTTACCTTTTTGTTCCATTGTCATTGTCATTGTACCTACTAAGAAATCTCCTGAGTAGAATAATAGTGCCGGGTCTTTTCCCATAATTTTTGTTTTTAATTGTTTGTTATAATGTAATATACGAAAACTTTTTGATATTACCAAATCATATGTTATTCATATCTTTATCATATAAATAAGTATGTAAAAGATATGTCAAACGATAAAATGTGGATAACTTTATTTTTGGGCATAAAAATACCCCGATGTAGAAACACCGGGGGTTGTTAAGGGAATATGAAACCCCTAACTCACATTAAAATTTATTTTTTTTGATTGTCAATATTTAATAATTTTTCACTCATTAAATCTACTACTACTGAGTCTATACTTTTAATACAGTAGTCACATAATTTAACCAATTCATAATCATTTGTTGCTTTTGCTGTATGCAATTTTATTAGCCACATTTTTCTTATGTGGTCTAATGTTTTGAAAGATACTTTTTCCATAATGTATTAGTCTAAAATGTTTATAATTAACGAATGCTCATTGTCGGTAATAATACCTTCATTTAAAGCTTTATTTAAGGTTTCCATATACCCATAACCCATAAATCCATTAGTTAGGATATTATCCACAAACTTCACTACTGATGGTCTTTTGATTGTGATATGACCACCACTTACATTTGCATAGTCTTTTGACCCGTCTGCGTGTGTAATATCATCAAATCCTTCACTTTGATAAAATCCCATTGGGTTTGTAAAATACTCTTTTAGATTTGATTGAGTATATACACCAATCCCTTCTTTTTCCATTTGTGCTTTTTGCTTCATTACCTCTTTATACTTTATCATTCTAATCATTAACTCAGCTTCTGCTTTTTGTTTTTTAGTCATAACTTTATTAATTGTTGTAATGAATACTTGCCCACCATTAGGGTCTTTTCTTTTCTTAAATGCCATTTTGTTTGTTTTATATATTATTTAATAATTTCGTAATTGAATGATTTTGGCTCGGTCATATTCTCATAGTTTAAGAATTGAGTAATGACACTTTTAATATCATTAACATCACCATCATAACCATCATCGTTTAACCAATCTGTAATTTCCGTATATTCTATTTCAATTTCACTTGGTAAGTCTCTTTTTAATTCAGTATCTATTTCATCATAATGCCATTCAATATCTGTAATTTCAATACTATCAATTTCATTTTCCATATCAACAAAGATTTCATAACCTCCATCTTCTCTTGACATAGTAAACTCTAAATCCAATTCCTTACACTTTTTGTTTATCATTTTATAAATGATATTTGCTTTGTCCGTTTTGCTCATTACTTTTTTCATAACTTATTATTTTTGTTTTTTTAATAATTCAATTGCTGTTTCTAATCCACTCATAAAACCATCGTTATAGATAATATCATCGTGGTCATCCATATTATAATCATCTTCTTTTTCCGTTTTCTTTAATATTTTAGCATTGTGTTTTTCACATTTACTAATTTCACTTTGTAGTTTTTTAATTACTTCTTTCATTTGTTGTTTGTTTAATTTATTATTTTACTATTTCCCAATTATATCCATTTATACACCAACCACATTCATCACTAATGTAATCAGCACCTATTTCCTCAATTAAATCGGCAGGTGTTTCTTCTTCACTCCAACCTAATTGACCCAATGTAGTTTCAATATCATCTACTGTAATATCTTCACCATCACCATCTACATCAATTTCATAGAAACGGATAATAGTTTCTTCACTTAATTTTACTTTACTCATAACTTTTCTTTTTATATTTTATTTACTAATTTTTTAATTACCTTTCTCCATTTATCAACATACTCATCAACGTGGTTTCCCATCATTACTTTTTCTTCATCGGTATAATAACCTTCTTCATCCCATGTTGGACTATCTATTCCACCATCTTCAATCATATTATATGCATCTGCATTATCGTCTTGATTACCTATAATAACTCTTAGGATATACACACTCTCTAATAATGTGGATAAATCACTTTTACTAATTTCTACCATTTCTACTTTTTTACTCATAACTGATTTTTTTGCGTTTTTTACTTTGTTTGTCATTTTTGTCATATTATATATTTTTTATATGTGTATGGATACTATCCCCTTTGTTGGGAACTGACCCTTTATACAAATATACGACAAATTTACTTACCAAACAAACCATTTAGGGACTATTTTTGACGCATTCATAACTCGTTGATTATCAACGCGTATAAGTCATTGATAATCAACAGTTTAGAAATATTACATGAATGGTTATATGGCTTGATAAGTGGTAAAAATTAAGGATAAATGGTACTGTCCTAACTCGTTGATAATCAATGGGTTATACTAAGAGGTTGAAAATCAACGATTTATGCATGGAATACCCCTTTTTGCAGTTATACATAGTAGTTTTTTTTAATATGATACCTACGAAATCCTTCGTTTTTCACTTCGAGGAATATCGTGAGTTATACATATTATTTTTTTACTATATGAAATGTGGTAAAGTAAGGGTAAAATAGGGTATTTTGTGTAATAAAATAAGGGGCATTAAAAAACCCCAATATCTTGCGATTAAGGGGTTTCGGTTACTTTTGGTATATTATCCTTACTTTACTATTTGATAGTCTGGAGATAGGTTATAATAGGTAAGAACCTAATCCTGATACTAACCTTGGCCTCTACTTGGTTTTGTATCTTTCATTTTAGGGCCCCTACCCTTTATGCCTTTAGCATTTCCTTTCTTTTTACTCTTTAGTACCTTTACTTGTACATTCATTCCTTTTGCCATACTATTTTAATGTATCTACTTTTAATGTATCTACTTTGATTTCAGTTGAGTCAGTTTTCACTTTACTTTTTGGTGCAGTTCCACATCCCCATACTAAAAATGATATTACAACAATTATTGCAAATGCTGCAAATATCTTTTGTGTCTTTGTTAATGTTGGTAATTTTAATTTCATATTGATTTTCCGTATTTTTGGTTTGATAAATAATTCACTTCAATTGTGAGTGAGTTTATGTCTTTTGATAATTGTAAAACTAATTCTCGTAGTTCGTCAATTTGTTTTTGTTGTGCCTCTATCTTCAACTCCAAGTCGTAAAGAGTTGAATTGAATTTTTCCTTTCGGAATAAGTGCATCATAATTTTTTATTTTGGTTCTGAAATAGGGACGCAGTTTGGAACTTCTCTACCATTTTCATCGGTCTTAGTTCCTATTGCTTCGTAACCATCCCAACAAGCATCTTCTAATGTTGGTTCATCTGCAAAGTATAATCTAATCTTTCTAGCTACTGAGCTAAAACTATCTAATTTTTTATTTAATAAGGTATTACTATTTTCATATCTGTCAGCACACATTGCTGTTGATATTCTTTGGTCATATTCACCACCTGGTTTATATAATGTAGGAACACATCTTCTAATGTATTGTTCTCTACCTTCATTTGGTTTAGGTTCAGGTAATTCAGATGTATCTTCTATTGCTAAACTCATCTTATCGTATTCACCTTTACATACTGCATAAGCTTGACCTTCTACATCATATTCAGTATGTATTTCTGATATACATCTACTGATATATTTATCTTCGGTTTCATTTGCTTGTTTTGATGGAATTGGCATAATTTGGTAATTTTAATTATTTGTCGTATATTGGTATAACAATATAAAAATTAAAAATGATTGAAGCTTGGAAATATATTAATAATAATTATTTGGTATCTAATTTAGGAAAAATTAAAAGTTTACCAAGAAATGGTACATCTAAAAATGAAAAAATATTAAAACCCAAAATTAATAAAGTTGGATATCATTCAGTTTATATTGGTAAATGGAAACTTATACATAGGTTAGTAGCTGAATTATTTATACCAAACCCATATAATAAACCATTTGTTGACCATATTGACCATAATAAATCTAATAATAGTATTGATAATTTAAGATGGGTAACTATGGAAGAAAACAATAAACATAGATACGATTGTGGTAGAGCAAATCAATATACATTATATGGTCAAAAAAATAAACCTTAATATATTACATATCTTTTTCCTTCAAAAACAAACGAACTAATGTTGTCGTATGTTAGAGTTCTCCATCCTTCCGAAGTATCAGGTGCAACTAAGTTTACCATACCTTCTTCTTCTTTTGTTACTGATTGGTCTGAATTGGAATAAAACTTACCCCAATACATTAAATGTGATGTTGCGTGTGTTGGCATCTCTGCAGTTCTCCATTTGATAAACATAGGATTACTTGCTGATGTTGATTTTAACATATTCTTAAACCTAGTCATTGACACAGGTTTAGATGCAAACTTTTGAATATTCTTATATACTGAATTACTATTCATCTATTTCTCCTAATTCTTTTAGTTTGTTATGTGACCAACCCAATGCTGCTTTACCACCCCAAGCCATATACATAAGATATCCACACCCATCATTATATCCACTGCTACTTTGTAAATCTTTCTCATGTCTACTTAAAAAAGAATACATTCTCTTTATAGTATCTACACTAATTGGTTCACCTTTTGCTAATTGATTTGCTCTTTGTTTTCCAACAGGTGTTCCACAACTGCCCCATCCATTATCACTTACCCATTTTAATGCTGCTCTTGCATTTGCTTTAACACCATCTGGATAGTCAGAATGACTTTCAAAGTTATAAAGTTTATTATGAACTGAGTTTGTATTCATGTTAGTCAATTACTGGCCCACCTGCTACCCATGCGTCACATGTTCTAGCTGATGCACATTTGAAATCAAATGCTTCACAATATCCTAAGTCACCTGCGTCTATTGTATCCCACTCTTCTT